GCTGGGTTTACACCACCTAGATCACGGGTAACATCGCGAGCAGCGATGATATTTGCTTCGATTGTTACTTTGTTTGCACTAACACCTAGTGCTGTGAAGTCTTCAGCGTCATGTGCGCCTGAAGTTAGTTCTTCAGCAGTTACACCGTTGAATACTGGGATCTGTGCTGAGAATGAACCACTTGCAATCATTGTCATTGGGACAAGACCACCGGTGATGTATAGACTGTTTTCTTGCGCTGTGTAAACGGCAGCGGCTTTAGTTGGGACCATAAGTGCGTCTAGGTCGTATGCTGTGTTAAATGCCATAATATTAAATCCTTTTGGCTATGTGTTAAACTTTCCCTTCCATCCGCCACTTTTTATAGATAGCACGATGTTCAGGATTGGTCATATCTAATGACCGTAGATCCATCTTCTGATGGTCTACTATGTTACGATTGCCTTGTGAATCAGTGCCGGCTGGGCCAGCATTACGGAAGTAAGTGTTTGAACTTAGGAATTCATCAACGAGTTGTTCCACTGTCATTGGTTCTGCGTTGTCATTATAGCGGATTTGTCCGTTCGCATCTTTAACAATTGCATTTCCATTACCATCAAGAGCCAATTGTTCACGCAATAGTTTAGCAGTTTGTTCTGGTGCAACACTTTTCAACTTGCTAGCGGCGTTGATTAGTGCACCATCAATTTTAATACTTTCCAGTTGACTTCTAAGAGTGTTAACTTCAGTATCTGCTTTTTCTTTGGTCTTCTTGAGCAATGTCTCGAAGTCCTTGCGTTCCATTAGTTCTTGTTCTTCCACTCGTTCCCTTAGTTGCTTTAGTTGGCGATATTCATCAACATCAACTTCTGCATACTTTTTGTTCACTTGTGACAATCGCTTGGTGACAATTTCATTTACTTCATCTTGAGTAAATGTCTTTGTCGTAGCCTGGGATTCAGTATTTTGACCCTCTGCAACTTCCCCAGTAGATGTCGCTTCAGTATTAACCATGTTTTCTGTCATGTCAGATTCCTTTGGGAGTTATATGCTTTATTTATGCTTCGCCGCTTTCTAGCGGGACCTCAACATTGGCAGCGCCAATGTCTGCTAAAACTTCGCTGAGCATTTCTTCATCAACTGTCATTTTAGCAATCTCAGTATACAAGGCACGCTTAAACGCTGACGATGGTACAGTTTCAATAGCCTTGCGATATAGTTCTAGTTCTGCGTGTTGGTCACGCAAATCAAAAGTTGTTTTATATTCAATTTCAAATTCTTCAGGCATGTTAAGTGCTTGCCAATCCAACCAGATACGCCACATAGCAATCTCTGTTTCTTGGACTGTATCTGCAATATCACTTAGTTTAGCATTAAGCAATTGACGCTCTGTTTGCAGTGCAACACCGCTCATTGGAGCACCTTTGGTTGCCTGCACAGCCGCAGTGTGAGTCATGCGCTGGATGCCTTCAACTACTTTATCAATAGTGTTTAGGATACTATCAATACCAGCAGCGGTTGGCTGCAATAGGTATGGCTTTAAGCCTGGATCCATATCTTCCTGCATAGTAATAATACTGCCTGCACCTGCACTTGCAGTTGTGCTTGGTGTTTTAACTAGGCTTGGGTGACCACTAATACGGATACTTTGCTCTAGTTCACTTAGTAAGTTGTAGATGTATTTTTGCCCATCAGCAACATCAGCAACTAAACTCTGACCTAGGCCATTGACTGGTGCTTTAACTGGTGCATGGTTAATTAAAGGAATATAACCTAGTGGATTATCATACTGTTCCATGCCTACAACTTCATCTGGCTTACCAGTTGAATCTTTACTAACCACATACTTGACAACCATGTCTGGATACCAGCATGTTAGTGTCATAGTCTCATCATTCTCATGCTCACGCACTTTGATGTATGTTAGTTGTAGTTTTCCCGCTATATTGCGCTTATATTCCCAGTCCAGTACATTTTGTGGAGTATACACACAGGCATACGCTCGTATTCCTAACGCTTCTGCTTCCGCTTGTGTTTGGACTTTATATGAAGGCTTATCCACAAGAATCCAGACATTGCCCAGTACCATAGCTAAGTCGTTACCTGACTTCAGGAAACTATCCATACTCTGACCACTCTGGTCAGTATCTGATAGCCAATCCTTTACTAGTGGGTTGTCTGCCAATTTACCGAGGTATCTTTCAGGATATTCACGGAATAGGAAACTACGGTAAATGTCTACAGTAGTTTGCACATGGTTATCAAGTGGCGTAGCGGCCAGTCTCTTGCGATATTGATCGCCTGGACCAGATTCCTCACCAATGTAGTGTGTTAAGTATTCACCAGCACGATATTTGTCACCCCCTAGGTATGAACGGTAAAGATAATCTGCTTGTACTGTGTTGCTATCATAAGACGGATGCGTCTTTAATAATTTTTCTAGATTCATTTGTTTGTTTCCTCGAGGATGCTTGACGGGGTATGCGGATGATCAGTCCTGTGACAAGCGTTCAATATATTTAGCATTTTAATAAACCCCCCATATCGTTGGTTGATTTTCCGTCTGATCATGAGGTCTACGGATTGGATACAAGTAATCTATTAAGTATCCAACTGCGTCATTTTGGTGGTCATAGCCACTCTCTTTATCAGGAACACGGGTTCCTTCTTTATATTGATGTTTAGTGACACATTCAATAGTCTTACGGCAGCGTGGATCAATGAATAATCGTCGCTCGCCAGCAGCATCACAATACATCTTATTTACTGCGTTAATACGATCGTTCACCGCGGTGTGTCTGCGATGTGCTTTTATTTCAAATCCATATTGCTGCAATATGCTATGGTCTGTTCTACCAACTGCGCTGGTTTTACGCTGCGCACCTGCAGGATCTGGATATGCTACTATAGTATATCCAGGATAACGGCGGACAACCTCCTGCGCAAGTTCATCCGTATTACTGTCACTGATAACAATCTCATCAATAATGTGCATACCAGTGCGTGTTTTTACTCCAATGACACCACTTACAGGGTTAATGTTGAAGTCGCAACCCAGATGCAATATTTTTGGTATGTCATCAGTATAGCTTTTAACATTGTGTTCAATATCAAATGAATGGTAAATTATATGCCCAGCATTTTCGAAACTTGCTTCATATTCTTGCTGGAATGTTTTGAGGTCTAAGTCATGCCGTGCTGATTCAACTTCTTCAGGTGTAACATTGCCACCTTGTATAGTTGTATACTGAAATGAACTCCAGTACTCAGCAGTTTTAGCATAAGTCCACATATCATATACCCAGTTAAAACCTTTGGGCGTAGTAATAAACAGGGCACCACCCTGTCTATCACTCAGTGTAGGTCTTAAAACTTCAGTCCAGACCTCACGATCCATAAAAGCGCATTCATCAAGCACAATGAAATCAAGACTAACACCGCGCATACTGTCAAAATTATCAGCACTGCGCACACTAATGCGGCTATTATTGACCAGAGTAATAGTAAGATCACTCTCGTTAATACGCTTAACCCATTTACGATCACTGAGTTGTTGCTTGAGATCTTCCCAGATAATTTGTTTACCCATGCGATAAGTTGGAGCCACATAAAATATCCTTTTGTTTGGAAATCGTGCAATACGAGCAATCTCATACATACTCAGATAGGTTTTTCCGAACCTTCTGCCGGCCGCTACAACTCTAAATCGTGCAGGATCATCAAATATAGTCTGTTGGGGGGTTGTTAACGCCATATACTGATATATTCTCTATTCACCTGCCCCTGTCGGGCCATCGTTCTGATGTGGATCAGATTCCGCCTCAGTTTCATCACTGATTATTTCTTTGGCTTGCGCTTCTTCGTGTAGTTCATCTTCCAATTCCTCAGCTGGCCAGCCATATACTAATTTAATATAAGCATCAGCGGCACTTTGGCTTTCGCCTTTAACACGGATAATCTTACCCGCTATTTCATATCTATAAATCATAACTTGTTCCTTAAAGTTCACCTGCTTTGGTGCGTAGGCGTAGGTTTTCTTTTTCCAGGTATTCTAAACGAACAATGTATTCCATCATTTTGCTTTTTAATTCTGCAATTTGTAAATGAAGATCGTCGTTTTGACGGCGTTCATTTTCCAGTCTATCTTCTAGTATCGCAACTCGTTCACGCAAATCATCACGAAATAGATTTTTATCATCTTTATCTTTTCTTTCATTTGCAATGCGGAATTCCAGCCTGCGCTGGTAATAATTCCAAGCGCCTTGGCCGCCCAGTAGTGTTAATCCCGTAACAATTATACTTGTTAAATCCAGTCCCGGCATATTTTATTTCCCCGTGTTCGTTTATTTACTTTCCCATGGCAACACTAGATTTTCGTCACCATCATTAGGATTATCAGATTGACCAAGCATCTGCTTCCCCAACCAAATAAGCATAGTAGGATTACCTTCCAGTGCTTTCTCGTATTGCGCACGGCGTAGTTTTACTCTACCCCGTGCTTTGCCTTCTTCCATAAGTTCTGGGTGTTTTTGAAGTGTGCTTCTATTAACGCCCATCACAAATGCAATATCCGCTTGGCTGGCAAATATTTCACTCAGTCGCCGGATCTGTTCTTTTTCTTCTTCAGTGAATACCCGTTCTGGTCTTCCTGATTTACCTTTTTCCTCTGGTATTGAGTTATCATCCTCATTATTGCTCATGAGTATAGCCTCCGTTTTTAATGTAGATCTACCCAGGTTCCGCCTGCATAGACTTGTAGTTTATCTGTAGTAGTATTGTATACAACCCAACCATTAGCTGGACTCATAGCATTAATACCAGTTTGGTTAAATTGTGGAAATGCAATGGGCTGCTGTGATTTAGTGTGTGTTTCACGGACTTCTACTGCGTTCGCTTGGTTGTTTAGTGTATCATTAACAGCAATATTGAATATGTTGCCGCCAGAGACATCATCATAGATAACTTGGAATTGTCCAACATATGCTTCAGTGGTCTGATCTTCACTTAACATGTTAAAGTTAAGTGCAAGTTGACTACCTGATTCCAATGCACTACTGCCACTGTTGTTCCAGCGGTATAGTGATATTTCACTTCCACTGTTTAAGTGACCCGACCGTGTTAACATTTTAGGCTGGTTTGACAGTTCTATGCTGTGTCCATTACTGTTGTTAATTTCAATATTGTCAGTTAATTGGATATAACTACCACTTGATTCATGGTTAAAACGCAGTGAACCACCACTGAGTGTGCTAAAGCTAAGGTTTCCTTCACTTTGTATTTCACTAATACCGCCCCAACTCTTAATATGCAATTCACTGGCATCAATTCTTAGTGGTGCATAGTTATTGCCAATATCAGTAATTTTAATAGCACTTTCATCACCCTGCATGTTAAATTCTGTGAGGTGAGTACCATTATCGCCGCCACCAGTATCACCAACATTGACTGTTATGAAAGTATTAGATTGTGGTGTTTGCCATCTTTGCACTACAATATGGCTGTTGCCTGGGTCTGCATATTGCACAAAGCGTGTGGTCACATCATAATCAGTAGTGCCGTAGTTTTCCCACACATGGCTGAACTTTAGGGCATTACCTGTGCTAGCATTTGCCAACAATACCGCAGGATTAACAGTTAACAAACCACTGCTTGAAGTTATCTCTGCACCACCATTGCCCTGAAGTGTTAGTTTACTAATATGACTTCCATCATCACCACCACCAGTGTCAATTGCTTCGTATAGATACCATTGATTTTCATTTTCAGTGCGCCATTGGTTTACACCCAATTGATTTGAACTTAAATCTTTGAATGTTATTAGAGTTGTACTCAAATCATAATCAGTAACGCCATAATTTTCCCAAGTGGTACGG